ACGGGCATCCCTACTCCGACCCCGACGCCTACACCTACGCCGACCCCTACACCTACGCCGACCCCGACGGCGACCCCGACACCGACGCCGACTCCTGTGGTATTTCCCGTGACAAGCGTATTCACGCGCACCGGCGCTGTCACCGCGCAAGCCGGGGATTACGCTGCGTTCTATGCGCCGTTGCCGCTTCCTACGCCACCGGTAGCAAGCGTGTTCAGTCGGACAGGCACAGTCACTGCGGCTGCGAATGATTACACGTTCGCCCAGATCGGTTCCAAGCCTACTACACTAGCAGGTTACGGTATCACTGATCCGGTTGTGCTGACGAGCGGAAGTTATTCGAACCCGGCGTGGATTACCACGCTTGCATGGGGCAAGATCACCGGAGCACCCAGCTTCATTACCGGCAACCAGACGATCACGCTCACTGGCGATACGACAGGCAGCGGCGCAACGGCGATCACGACTACTACGAGTGCGGTCAACGGCGTCACTTATCCGGCCAATCCATCCGTAGGCACGTATCCGGTTGTGACCAGTACGAACACGGTCACGTATCAGCCGACGCCTGCCCCATCTACCGGCACGGTGTCATGGGTCGCGCTTTCCAGTCCTTTCAACCTGCTTAATCAAGTCGGGCTGCAACCACTCTTTGGCGGGACTGGCGGACCGCTTGCCAACGGCGCGATTACGTTAGCAGCGAACACTACTTATAGATTTAAGTGCGTCGCTAATTTTACTGGTCTAAGCGTCACCACTTCTGGATTACAATTTGGATTTGGTGGTACGGCTACCGTTCAAAATGTTCTCTACGTGTTAAATGGAGCCAAGGCTAATAATACAGTTGGGGGTGCTACAGCTTACTCTACGACTGCCGCTTCAACGCTTATTATGGCGGCAACCACGAATGCCAATTGTGCCTTTGACCTCAATGGCATGATCCGAATTACTACAGGTGGCACTCTTATACCAGAGATAGGCATGCAGAATGCGTCAGCAGGAGTAGTTACTACGGACACGTTTTTTGAAATCTGGCCCATAGGGAGCAACACTGCGACAAGCGTAGGGAACTGGAACTAATAATGAACACGCGCACGACCATACCGCCGGATGGCCCGATCGTTTCGTACGATCCGACTGAGCGGGCGCAGACGCTCACCGGAAAGGTGCCGCCGCAGGTGTTCCGCGGCCGTGTCCCGCGCACTGTGACGGGCGCGGTGGACTTTGACAAGCTGCCAGACTTTCCTTCGATCACCGTGCAATCCATCGAAGCAAAGATCGAACCGCTGGTGACGCACGTAACTGTCCGCATCTTCTTTCACGCTTACGATGAAAACCCAAACAGCCAAGGTTACCTGGACGTCATGAACATGATCGAAGTGGTCTCACAGGCTCTCACCAGCTACGGGCAGAAAGGCATAAATGATGCCTATCCGATCGTGATGCCGATTGAGTGGAAGCTGATCGAAGAGCACACCTTCCCGCATTACATAGGAGAGATGATTACCAGATGGGAGCTGCCAAGCGCGCGCCCGCTGCCGGACTACGATGATCTGTTCCCGATGATTCCGGCAGAACATCTCGATGTTGTAGCATCGGAATCCACGACAGATTTTAGCGCATTATGGAACGGATCATAGGTCAGGTCATTTACGCTGGGCCAACTGTTGGGGCTGAACTGCCTTACGGCAAGATTTACCTCAATGGCGTTGATGAGAGCATTTACAATCTCATTGCAGCCTGTCCGCCAATCGGATCATTGTTTGTTACGCCCGCCGAGTTTCCGTTTGTCAGGCGCGAACTCAATCTGGATTACACGCGAAACATGCGTGGCAGCAGCGGTAGATACGTGCAATTCTATCGTGCTGTGCAGCAGTGGTTAGCTACCAGAGCCAGAGAAACCAAAGCACCTAAACCAAAAGGAGTGAAAGTAAAATCCCATGCCAGCACGAGCCTTGTCCCGATAAAGGCCAGCAATTAAATTGCGCTATGCACCAGCACGATACTAATGGACGATTCGCGGTAATTCATGGTGAAAGCCGAACGGTTCTCGCCGCTGCAAGGGTTGAGTTTAACGCATGGGCAGCGATGCAAGGGCGCTGTTACAATCCGAGTAATGCGAAATTCTCTAGCTACGGCGGGCGCGGTATCAAGGTTTGCGAACGTTGGCATAGATACGAAAATTTTCTCGCTGATATGGGGCGACGACCAGAAGGCAAAACTTCAATCGGTCGCATCGACAATGACGGTAATTACGAGCCATCGAATTGCCGCTGGGAAAACGCAAACCAGCAGGCAATGAATCGGCGATCAACAAAACTTTCTATCGCTCAAGTTCATGAAATTCGGATTCTACGGGCGCGGGGCTATTTGCTGCGCGAACTGGCAGCCGAGTTTAACGTGAGCATCCATGCAGTGCATCACGCAATCAAAAATCAAAACATAGGAGAATAACACAATGCCATCTTTAGGCCCCTTCCCTCACGGAGTATCGTGGCGAGACGTCCCAACTAGCGTAATCAGTCCCGTTGCAGCCTATCCCGGCATGAACGTTGTGGTCGGCAGCGCGCCGCTCTGGATGACCCCAAACGGCAAGCAGTATCTCAACGTGCCACGCATTTACAACAGTTATCAGGAGGCAGTGGCGGAGCAGGGCTACTCGACCGACTGGGTTACGTACGATATCTGCGAGCACATCGACAGCGTATTCGTCGAGTTCGGTGTGTTCCCCGTGACTTACATTGCCGTCAATGACGTGTTCACGGGCGCGACTGCGCATCCGGCATCGCCCTTCACACTCGTAGGCGGTCAGGTCGATACCGGATTGCAACTCATCAATGACGCGACCTTGATTGTGTCAGGCGCGACAGGAACGCCGATCTACGTCAATGGCACGGACTATCTGCTTACGCTCGCAGGTCCGCATACCACAACACCTTATTACACATGGGTGGTGACGCGCATCGCCACCGGCGCGATCCCGAGCAATACGTCAACGATAGAAGTGGCTGGCAATGTTCCGGCAACGGCGCCTGTTACAGCCTCGATCATTATCGGCGGCGTGAATGTCAGCACCGGCCAGAACACGGGTTTGCAATGCGTCGAGGACGTGTTCCAGAAGACAGGTTACGTTCCGGGCGTGATCATTTGCCCTGCGTGGTCGCATGATCCGACGGTCGCAGCAGCGATGGAAGCAAAGTGCGAAAACATCAACGGCTGTTTCGCCTGCACCTGCATAATTGACGTGGACATGACCGCTTGCCATAAGGCGACGGATGTACTGCCATGGAAGACCACCAACAATATTGTGTTCCCGCGTCAGGAACTTTGCTTTGGCATGCCGACACTGGTCGGCGCGATCGTTGGCGCGCCGGGAAGCACGACAACCGTGACGAAGAAGTATCACTTCGCATCGCAACAAGGGCCGCTTCTGCAATGGACGGATACTTACAAAGGTGGTGGGATGCCGTATTGCTCGCCTTCGAACAAGAACCTGCGAATGAACTCGCTCCAAGACGCGACTGGCGCGGAGGTCCCGATGCACCTTTCTGACGCCAATATGTTGAACGGTCAGGGGGTAATCACCGCGCTCAACTTCGTCGGTGGGTGGCGCAGTTGGGGCAACCGCACCTCGTCTTATCCTTCCGATACTGATGTGCATGATATGTTCATTCCTGTGCGAAGAATGTTCGATTACATCGGCAACACCGTAGTGCTGACCATCTGGCAGGAAGTTGACGAGCCAGGCAATCGTCGGCTCATTGATGCGGTTGTGAACTCGCTACAGCTTTGGCTCGACGGTATTACCGCCACGGGCGCACTGATCGGCGCATCAATTGCGTTCAACCAGAGCGAGAACGCGACTACGGAGATTCTCAATGGCCACTATGTTTTCCATATCTACATCGCGGTGCCGACGCCAGCCGAATGGCTTGACTTCCGCATCGAGTACTGGGTTCCATACATCGCAAATCTCTGGACAGGGATAATCTAAGGAGGATTAACAAATGCTACTGCCAAATCATGTAACCAATTACTCAATCTTCAAAGACGGCCGGCGCCTGCTCGGGTGCGGCAATGTCACGCTGCCTGACTTGAAAAACCTGGAGGATCCGCTTAAGGGCAGCGGCATTTTCGGCGAGATAGGCATGCCCGTGCAATGCCACTTTCAGCCGTATTCATTGAAGATTACTTGGCTGACTATCATGGATTACGCGCTGTTCTCAACGCTACAGGATGGCGCGAACCTGGATTGCTGGGCAGCGATGCAATCGCACGACAGCTCTACCAACAAGATCATTCACAACGGCTGGCGATTCATCTGCGGCACAGCGCCTAAGGGATTCAACTTCGGCAAACTCGAGATCGGCACGAAGCAGGAGTGCGAGACCGAATACGAACTCATTAGTTATCGCATTTTGTACAATGATGTGAACGTGCTCCAGATTGATAAGGAGAACGGCATCTGTCGCTGGTGGAACGGTCAGGCGCTCGAAGACGAAGCGTTGCCCATCCGGCAACTGATTGGGTTGACCTAGCCGCAAAAGTGACGGACAAAATGCGGCATGAACAACAACGATGACGACGTCACAGCAACAGAAGAAGTCAACCGCCTCGCACAAGCCGCTGACGCTGAAGCAGAATATCTCGAACTGAGAGTGGAGCCTGCGCAGCCGCCGCGCCTGCTCAGGTTCGATGAACCATTCGAGTTCGACGGTCAGAAGTATAAGCAACTGATCTTCGACTGGGACAGCCTCATCGGGAAAGATTTCCAGCGCGCCGAGAGAACGTTCACCAAGCTTTACAAAGCTGACAGGAACGAAGTGGTGTTGCCAGAGATGAAGCACCTCTACCAGACCATTCTCGCCGCACAGGTGGCGAACGTCCCGCCCGGGCTGATAATGAAACTACCGCGCCGTTATTACATAGCGGTGAGGAACGAAGCCCTAAAAGCCTGTGGCAGCTCACCGGAGGAGGAGAAAGTATAACCAAACTTCTGCGCTCGATCGTACTGCGGTTGGCGCGGGAGACTGGCGGTGGTATCCAATTCTGGCTGGAGTTGCCGATCTTCGAACTGTTAAAGTACATAGCGGAACTCAACCTGCAGTTGCAGCAGGAACGCGACGCCACGGCACAAAAGGTGTGATCGTATGAATCAACACCAGTACCAAGTTCAATTCCTGGTCGGCGCAAAGCTGCTGAGTTCGTTTGATTCGGCCATGCGTCAGGCGCAGGCGCGCATGAAGGCGTTGCAGCGCACCGCGAAAGAAACATCGGAAGCGGTCAAGCTGATCGGCTCGGCAATGAAGACCGCGCTTGCTGGTGTCGCGGCATTCGCAGCAGGCGCGGTGTTCAAAAAGATATTTACAGGCGCGTTTGATGCCGCTGCCGAAGCGCAGGAACACGCGCTCGCGCTGACCAACGAGTTCTACCTTCACATGAAAAAGCAGGGGCGCGACGCCGCTGCCGCCCAAGCCGACATGCTTGAAGACTACAATCGACGGCTGGCACAAACCGGCGTGATCTCCAAAAGCATTTACGATACCATGGCAGTTAGCCTTTCAAAGATTGGCGAAAGCCCTCGCCAGATCGCAGAATTAGAGCCGGTACTGGCCGACGTATTGGTTCACGCACGTGGGATTCGCGCCAGCACTGAGGATGCGAAAGAACTTGGCGACACACTGGTCAAGGTCGCAAAAGGCGGTCGGGCGATGGCATTGAAGCAGTTCATTCCGATAGGCCCAAGCGAGATGGCGCGGCTCAGAGCTTACAAGGACGATTGGCGCGGCGCGCTGTATTACATCACCTACTTGATGAAGAAATACCAGGGCTTCAATGATGCGGCTGCGCGGACGCCGCTCGGTCAGATTCAGAGGATGCGGAATCTGTTCGATGAACTATCCAAGAAAATCGGCAGGGAGATGCTGCCAGCGCAGGCTGACATGGCCAAGGCATGGTCGGACGCACTGCCGGACATTGAGCCCGTGATTTTGGACGCGATGAGGGAACTAGCCACTCTCATAACATGGATTACCAGAGAGGCTGTTGCGCTGGCACAGCGGCTTGAAATGCCAGAGGTCGCAAAGGTGTGGCACGAAATCGGTGACACGTTTAAAGAGTTATGGACAACCCTTGGCCTCGAATGGCCCCAGTCCGGATTCTTCGGAAGGCTGCTCGGCGGGGCGATCGTTCGCTCGCTTAAAATCCTCAACACCGAACTCAAGGTTCTGGTAAAGCTGATGGAGGCGCTGGCAGCGGTCGTGAAGAAACTTCCGCCCGTGTTGATCGGCAGTTTCATCGCCAAACACTTTGGAATAAATAGAGACGTCGGAAGAGCCGCTCCAACGGCTCTAGCAACGATGCCGCCGATTCCACCTCAGTACGCGAGTAATCCGGTGTTGCGTGAAGCATACCTGCAAGGTGCTGCGCCGGGTGTTGCCGCTCCCTCAGCTCTTCCAACGCCAGCATACGCAGCTCCAGGCGGCGCTGGTTATGGACCGCAAACAGCACCGCCAGCACCGCCCGTGACGAGTGCGCCGTGGGCTGCGCCTGTGAGTCGCGTACCAGCGATTCCAGCCACGCCAACAACGACTATCCTAGGCGCTGGAGGCGGCCCAGCTGGAGGCGGCGCTGGTTATATTCCAGCTGGCGCAACAATGTCCTACGGTGGTGGGGAATCCTCGCTCGGCCCGCGAGCTACCGCTGGCGCGACGTTATACGGCAAATTGCTGACGCAATTCAGACAATACCCGCCGCAAGGTCTGCCACCCGATGCTGCACGATT